TTAAAAAAATTCTTCAAAATGGAATGTTTGATATAATGTTCATTCTTAGAACGATGAATATTAAAACAGAAAACTTTTATTTTGACACGATGCTTGCACAGCATATTTGTTATACTGATTTGCCAAAAGGTTTAGATTATTTAACATCATGTTATACTTATTATCCTTATTATAAAGATGATGGTAAACAATCACATTTAAAAGTAATTAAAGATTGGTTAAGCTATTGGAACTATAATGCAAAAGATTCTGCATATTTGCTTCCTATATCAGAAGCGTTAATTAAGGAACTTGAAGAGTTTGCTGCTGAAGATGCTTTAGAATATACAATGAATTTACATAAGCCATTAATGGAAATGGAATTCAATGGAATATTAACTGATACTGAAGGAATCAAGAAAACTAAAGCAGAATATGAAGAAAAGATTTTAGATTTGCAAAAGCAACTTAATGAGATTGCTGGACAAGAATTAAATGTTAATTCATCAAAACAAATGATTGCATACTTTTATGGTATATGCATGATTAAACCATATGTTGATCGTGATACTGGTAATGCATCATGTGATTCAGTTGCTTTACATAGAATTGCAAAGAGTGGTGGTAAAGGCTCAACTGAAGCAAAGATTATAATTAAAATTCGCAAGTATGGTAAACTTGTATCTACTTATTTTAATGTAGCTGTTGATGATGATAAAAGACTTCGATGTAATCATAAGATTTCAGGCACAAGTTCTGGGCGAATTGCTACTGAAGGGACTTATTTTGGCACAGGTACAAATCTTCAGAATCAGCCATATGTTTTTAAATACTTTTTAATTGCTGATCCTGATTGGCTTTTATGTGAAGTTGACTTAGAAAAGGCTGAAGCTCATGTAGTTGCTTATCTTGCACAAGATGCAAATATGATTGAGTCATTTGTCAGTGGAATTGATGTACATAGCTTTAATGCAAGTAAAATTTTTCATGTATCTATTGAAGAAGTTATTGCAGAACATCGTGCAAATAAAGAAGATCAAAAATCAACCATGCGTTATATGGGTAAGAAAGTAGTTCATGCATCCAACTATTCAATGGGTCCACAAACATTCTCTGATAATTTAGCTAAAGAAGAAATCTTTATGTCTCAGTCTGAATGTAAAAAACTCTTGACTAATTATACTGACAGGTTCCCTGGATTAAAGCGTTGGCACAAGTCTATTGAAGAAGAAGTTCAAGCAACAAGAACATTGTTTAATCTTTTTGGTAGACCAAAGAAGTTTCTTGGTGAAATGAATCCTGCATTATTCCGCAATGCTTACAGTTACAAACCGCAATCAACTGTGGCAGAACTTCTTAATCGTGGGACAATTAAAATTGCTAATGATCCTAGATTAGGTAAAGATGGTTTTGATATTCGCTTGCTAACTACTGTTCATGACTCTGATGTTTTTATGTTTCACAAAAGTCAAATACCAAATTTACTACAAATTCTTTTAATAATCAAAGAGCATATGACACATACATTTACTTATAAAGGTAAAAGTTTTACAATAGGTCTTGACGCCAAGATTGGCACACAATGGGCAGGTAATACAGCAGGAATAGATCAGTTTAACCAAGAAGAAATCGATAAAGCAATTAAAAAAATTGGATTTTAATATGAGTAAAGCTATTTGGTTTGAAATAAATGGTAAATGGATTCCTGGAGAAAAACCTATTATAGTACGTTCTGAAAAAGATAGGCGTACACAAGAACGCAGAAAAACATCTGATCGTAGACAATGTGAAAGAAGTGGATAAAATTAAGTTATATTAAATGGAGATAATTATGATTGCGAATCAATATAAAAATGATCCAAGATAAAAGGCTAATCAAATATGTCAAGACAACTATCGGATTGGCTGGAGTATTATATGAAATATACTCAGAGAACAGAACCTCCAGAACTTTATCATTTATGGTCTGGACTTACTGCACTCAGTTCAGCTTTACGAAGAAAATGTTATTGTAATTGGGGACAACTTCGTGGGTATGTTTATCCTAATTTATTTGTTTCATTAGTCGGTCCGCCAGGAGGTCGGAAAGGTACTGCAATGAAAATTGCAAAGTCAATTGTACAAACGTTAAATGTTCCTATGGGAGCAGATTCACTTGGCTCAACACAAGCACTTTATAAAGAAATCATGGATAGCGAAGATAGTTATGTTGATCCTCAAGGACTAACTAAGAAACATAAGAGTGTTTCGATCTGGTCAGAAGAATTTCAAGTATTTCTTTCTGATAGAGATCAAATGCTTATAAGCTCACTTACTGATCTTTTTGATTGTGCTGATAGTTGGAAGTATAAAACTTTAGCGAGAAAAAATGAAGATTTATCAAACTGCTGGCTGACGATCATTGGAGCAATAACACCAAGTTTGTTGCAAGCTAAACTCAGCCAAGATGCTGTAGGTGGTGGATTAATATCTCGAATTATTTTTGTCGTTGGAAATGGCCCAAAGCAACGAAAAGCATTACAGTTTTTAACTGAAGAAGAAGAAGAAATTATTCATAAACTTGAAAATGATTTGCAAGAAATAGCAAATTTATCTGGGCCGTTTATTTTATCGAAAGAATTTCTTCAAGCATATGTTCGTTGGTATGAATCAGAATATGATGAAACTGGAGTTATGTCAGATAAGTTTTTAGGCTATAATCATAGACGACCATTGCATTTAAATAAAATATGTATGTTGGTTTCTGTATCTGAATCAAATGATATGATTATAACTGAGAAACATTTTGAAAAAGCATTAGCTATTCTTCAAGTAACTGAACAAGAAATGCCTAATGCTTTTTACGGTTTAGGCTTATCAAGTCAATCAAATGTTTATGCAAAATTTCTTACTTTTATTGATTCACATGAATACTTTGATTGGTCTGAACTCATGAGAAATTTTCATCTTGATGTTGAAAATATTTCACAACTTCGTGGATATGTTGAAATGGCAGAACAATCAGGAATGATTAAAGCTGAATGTTCTGCAACATCATCAAGATATACTACGATTAAGACTAAACAAGAAGTTGACCGATCTGGTTATTTGGATGATACGGTTTTCAGATTAATGGATCGAAATTTACTTAAACAAAAAGGAGCTGATTAAATGAAATATAGAAAATTACCTATAGTTATTGAGGCTGAACAATTATCAGAATTAAATATTTTAAGATTAGAAAAATGGTGTGGAGGAAGTGTAAAGGGAGTTAAATTACCTATAAAAGAGTGGTGTATAGATATTCAAACTCTTGAGGGTGAAATGCGTGCTGATATGGGTGATTATATTATCAAAGGTATTAAAGGAGAATTTTATCCATGTAAACCTGATATTTTTGAGGCTAGTTATGAAGAAGTAACAGAATAAGGTTAAACTAAAAATGAGGTTATCATGAGTTTAAAAAGAACTTTAAATCAATTAGGAATAGCTCTTCAAGATGAATTTGAAGCTGATATGCGAGATTCTTGTTGTAGTTGCCATTTAAATCCACCATGCAATTATTGTATCCATCCTGGGAATCCTAATAATCTTGAGGAGACTCCAGAAGCATGGGATGATGTTGAGGATGTAAAAGAATCTCAAGCAAAGTGGTTAAACGATTCAGATATAATTTTTACTGCAATTAGTACAAGTGCATTTGAAAGTTTTAAAGAAGCAGAAACAGCTATAGTAATGTTATATGTACCTGATATAACATTTTCAAGAGCAGGGATAAGTCATGCATTAAAACGTCTTGAAGATTTCTATTCTAAAAATAGCTAAAGATTAAAATTAAATTAAAAGGAAACTGCTTAACATGTCACTCAAAACTATCGAACTCAATAAAGATACTAAAATACTTTTCTTTGATACTGAAACATCAGGATTCATCAGGAAGGATCTTAGCGCAGATCATCCAGATCAAGCATGGACTGTACAAATTGGAGCAATTTTAGGAAATCAGAATGAAGATTTTGAAAAAATGAATGTAATCATCAAAGCAAATGGTAGATCAATAAATCCATTTGCACAAGAAGTTCATGGAATATCTGTTGAAAAAGCTGATGCTGAAGGAATTCATGAACTTGAAGCAGCAGAACAATTTGGATTATTGCTTCGTCAGGCTGACTTAATAGTTTGTCATAATCTTGCTTTTGATATTAAGTATGCAAGGCATTTGATGGAAAGAAATATTGATGCTCTTTCTGATGAAGCTCGTTCAGCATTTTACCTTGATATGCCAGGTTACTGTACTATGCAAGATAAAGCAGTTGTTAAGTTTTGTGGATTGAAGAATAAAGCTAATAGACCTAAGTGGCCAAAACTAATTGAACTGCATCGAATTTTATTTGAAGAAGATTTTGATGGAGCACATGATGCCTTTGCAGATATCTCTGCAACGAAACGATGTTTCTTTGAGTTGCTTAAACTAGAAATTATTACTCTAGGTTAAGTAAATAAAAAATGAAATCGCCAATAAAACTTAAACTAATTATTACTAAAAATTATGATCAGTTTTTAACTTGGTGTCATGAAAATAATGTACATCCTAAAGATAAATTTATTAGGTATGTATATAAAGAAGATCAGCTTTTTGGATTACATAATTGTGAAGTAATTTATTATGGTGAGTACTGGAAAAGTCCTATGTTTGGATCATATTTTCTTGATAGAGTTACTAAAGATTAATGTTGTTATCATCTTGAATTAGATTTCTAATAAAGGCGTTTAAATGCCCGTCACGGCACGATTTTTCCTGCCATAGGAACGTACACAAAAATCTTTTACGTTCCGTGACGGGCCAGGCAACGGCAAAAACAGGGTACAAAAAAGGATGCTTACATGGATAAAAAGACATTGTTACATTATTTAAGAAGTCCATATAATATAAATGTTGATGATATGCGTGAAGCAAGATTTCAAGCTGCTGATGAACTTGAAAGACTTTATGCATTAGAAGAATGTGTTAAAGAACTTATAGCAAAAATGGAAAAACATGAAACAAGTTTTTGTTCAAAAGTGAACAACCAAACTGGAGGCTTATGGAGTTTTTAATTTTTAATATATTAATTACATTAATGAATCTTGGGATTTTTGGTCTTACATTAAAATTATATACTGAATATTTTAAAGATAAATCAATTACAAATAGAAAATAACATCTAAATTTCTATGTTTATATCTAATCAAGAATTCTTAAGTGCAATCTTTGGCGCTGATTTCATCTGGGCGCATGTGACGGATTTTTTTCATGATCCTGGAGTAGGTTTTACAGATGAAAGCAAACAAGCATGGCTTGGAAATCATTATGTAAACATAGAACTTCGCGAGTTTGCAAATCAATACTTTACAATCAGTTTATTTAATGAAACGTCTGATGAACTTGCTCGACGAAGGAAAGAACTTTTCAAGTCAACTCACTGCATAGTAGTAGATGATGTTGGAGAGAAAATTCCACTTGAACTTATGCTTGATAAACCAGCACCGAGCTGGATATTAGAAACAAGCCCAGGGTCTCAGCAGTGGGGATATATACTGGCTGAACCATGTAAGGAACGATCAACAGTAGAGAATCTTCTAACCGGTTTAGTACATAAGATCTGCCCTGATGGTGTTGATTCAGGAATGCTTGGAGTTACTAGATACGTTAGGCTTCCTGAAGGTTATAATACTAAAGCAAGTAAAGTTAAGCTGAATAATGGCAAGATTTTCAAATGCAATATGATTATTTGGCAGCCAGAAGTAAAGATCAACATTACTGACTTGGCTGATGCATTTGAGATTGACTTAACTAAATCTTCTAAATATTCTCAATCAAGTGATTATGAATTTCTTGAAGATCATTATGCAGCAAAACATCCTGCTTGGCAAAAGATTGAAATTAAAAGTATTCTGAATGAAGGTCATTATGATGTTAGTTGTCCCTGGGCGAATGATCATACTGATCCTTCAGATGATAGAGCTACAATCTTTATTCTTGCTGACGGTTATATGAGTTTTAAATGTCATCATGGTCACTGTGCAAATCGAACTGGTAAAGATCTTTTAGAATATTCACGAGAATATATCTTTGATTTTGATGCTCTTTACCTTGAATATAAGAATGAATTATCAAGACTTAATCCAATTAATCCATGTCCTATTAAATTTAAGGATAAACAATATGACAGATAAAGAAAAAATAGATTTATTAGATCAAATTAAAATTATGCAGCAGACAATACTAGAAGTTCGTCATGCACAATATAATGGTAGTGATTGGTATACAAAAGGGTCTAGTGGATTGTATCAACAAGTATCATTATGGTTAAATAAAGGTCAAGAAGCAATTAATAAAATAAATAAAATATTAGAAACATTTAATTAAAAAACATGCCAGCACATTTGAAAAATGAAATAGGTAATAAATATGGAATGCTTAAAGTTATTTCCAGGGCAAAAAATATAAAAGGATGTTCTTATTGGAATTGTCAATGTGATTGTGGTAATTATAAAGAATCCATAGCAGCATCTGCATTACGTGGTGGTAAAACAATTTCTTGTGGTTGTCAACATAATGGACGTAAAGCAAGTAATTTAGTTTCAGATAAAGTAAGAGAACAACGAAAAAAATATTATAAAGAACTTAAAAACTTACCTTATTAATTAAAAGGAGATAATCATGTCAATAACTAAAAAACAGATGGATGCAGCACAGGAACGTTATGATGCAATGCTTCCACCAGATGATGTTGAAGAGGATGATGAAGAAAAAGAAGAGGATGAGGAAAATGATTATGATGAAGAAGATTTACTTGATGATTCTATATAATAAGAGGATTAAAACAAATGCTTATTTGTGTTTGTAATAAAGCTCATAAAGATTGTGAAGTATATTGCTCAAAATGGAATTTCAAAAGACAACCGGATAAAGTGTTCAACCATCCAAAATGGCCAAAAAAGCAAGAGTCACTGAATAAGGAGTGTATGGAATGAAAATTATTAAACCAAGTGTAGAGTTTTTCGGAGCAGTGCCTACTGATTATGATGGAGTTCTCAAGTTTATTGAGATGGCTGGACGTACTTGCTACAAGTCCGAGGACAAGATAACCGAGACCAGTGCTGAGGGCTTCGTCAAGAAGCTGATCAAGGCGCGGCATCTGGCGATGGTGGAACACTCGAATTTTGTAGTGATACTGTCAGAGCATTATTGGCCAGATTTCTGTGCTCTACAAGGAGAATTGGGGAAATATCTGAAAGTCCATGCTGCTAATGGTAAGATGCATATCGGCGGAAACATCACTGCATGGTATCAAAGTTTCAGCTTTTTCCATGAAAATAAAGAAGAGGAAGTTAGCGACCCTGAAGTCTTCACTCCATTTATTAATACATTTGGATATCTGTTCCAGATTGGGGAAGATGTGCCAAGCGAGCGATGGAAGGTCTGCCCCCACGATGAGATTCCCCACGAACTCCACCGCTACTCAGTCAAGTTCATTTGTGATAGAGGAGTGAGCCACGAGCTAGTCAGGCACAGACCATGCAGTTTCGCTCAGGAGAGTACTCGCTATGTGAACTACGGTGGCAAGGACATGGAGTTTATTGAGCCTGCAAATTATGACGAATGGAGTACGTTTGAAATGGATTTTTTTCTTACTGGATGTGTTCAGAGTGAGAGATGTTATAAATCACTTTTAAATTATGGAAGTAAGCCACAACAAGCGCGCACCGTCCTCCCCAATGCTCTCAAAACTGAGATTGTGGTCACGGCAGACGCTGCTGAGTGGACGCATATTCGCAAACTTCGTACTCATCCATCAGCCCATCCAGATATGGTCAGAGTGATGAACATGATGCCTTGGGATGAAATAAAATAATAGGGCATAGAAATTCTACACCCTATTAAACTATTTTTTATTGCATTGTTCCTGCAACTTCTTGATACCTCTTCAGAATTTGTTCACGCTGAGACTTAAGTTGGCCAAGTCTAGTTTGAACATTTTCTGTTGAGGGTATCTTTTTCAACTTATTTATTACTGCTTCATTCCTACTCAATGATGATTGAAAATTCTCTTGTAATTTTGCTTGTTTAAATCGATCAAGATTTGATTCAATAAACAAACGCTTGTCTTGAGAATTTTCAAGCTGCTTCTTAAATAATCTTGCATCTTTACTAGCCTCTTTAAATTCTTTTTCTGCAATAGATTGTTTATTTTCTGCCCCACGACCATAATGCCAATAGTAAAGTTTACCAATTCCAGGAATCGAATCAATGATTCTTGCATGGTCAAACTTACTTACATCACCTGATACGTAATTATTATAACCTTCATTCGCATCTTTACTTGCAGCATTGATAAATTTCATTGGAGGTAAAATCTGCTGAGCTAATGCAGAACCAATACCATCTTTAGTTACTTGCATCCTTGTATATCTTGATGCACCTCCCATAGTTAAAAAATTCTCAATTACATGATCAGAAAACTTTGTTTCTTTACCCAGCAGAAAATCTTTAAGTTCATCTGCACCAGCATTAGCAAGTGTAAGCAATGCCATCAGTTGAACCATGTTTGTTAGTCCTTGCAATTTCTGCTGAGGATTATCAGACTTAAGATTATGAATAACTTCTTTTCTGAATACATCAAATTGCTTTAATGTATATGTTTTGAGCATATAAAATACTCTACCATTTCCTCCATTAAGATATAATTCTGGCATCTCAGAAAGAGCAACTGGCTGAAAATCGAGCAATCTAGAATATAGTAACATTTTAACATTATCAGATGGATTCCCTGCTAAAATATCTTGAACAACTTCAGTTGATTTATCTTTAAAAGTAGGTCTAATTAATCTTGCTAATGCTTTAGGATTTGCTTTTGCCTGAACTTTGAATTGATCTAAAGCATTATTAATTAAAACCTCCTTACCTATAGAATCCATTTTTTCAAGACCAACTCTTTTAAAAACCCAACTAACTCCTTTACTTAATGTTGTTCCATCAGCAAACTCTTGAGCTATTCTTTCAATTCCTAAATCTTCCTTAGTTATATCTGATTTGCCTGATATTGCTTTGATAAGATTCTTTCCTGTACTCAATAATCCATTCGGTGTCCATATTTTACCTACATACATTGC